ACCGTTCCAAGGCGGTTCGCACGGCCTTATTCACCATACCAACCGCCTATAACGGTAGATTTCACCAATGCGCCCGTTGATTAGATAATCAATCAGGCTGTTCAACCTCTGTTCAGGGGTTGAACTACCTTCACCAAGGGCAAAGGTAATGTTGGTGTCACCTTCCTGAATGGATTTCACCGCCGCATCCAAATCAAACCCTTCAAGCTGTCCAGAACACTTCTTCATGTTCAGGTATTCGCCCACGGCCATAGAAACGGCCAGACTTTCCAACCCCTCCGGGATTTCGGAAAGGTTGGAAAGGTTTTTGATCCTCCATTGAACATTGGTCAAAACCATATCCAACAACGGATCATCAGCGGCCCCCGCCACGCCAAGGGCCGTTAGCATTGCAACCGCTTTATCACGCAACGGGGTTCACCGCCTTTCTTACGCCGCCGTGATTTCGTACCAACCCTTGGTCTTGGGGTTGTCACCGGAACCGGGCGTGACCTTCACATAGCCGATACCGGAAGCGGCGTAATAGGTCTTGTCGCTGGAAACCGTGGTGTCAGCGGTGACAGCGGCGGAACCGGTGATGATCTTCACCGCCTTGGCTTCATTGGTCATGGCCGCAAGGTAATACTTGCGGGAATAAACCGTGTTGCGGCGGATGTTGCCTTCACGCTCCTGTTCCACTTCCGTACCCTTCTTGTTGAACAGGGTAACAGCTTCCTTGGTGGCAATGACCACCTTGCCGGTTTCGGCGTTCTTCTTGGTGTAGATGTTGATACCGCCCACGGTGCCAACATAGCCCTGCTTGGCGTATGCTTCCACATACTTCAGATCGTCCTTCAGGGCCTTACGAAGTTTCGCCATATCAGCGGGGTTGACGAAGCCGAAGATGGTCACGCCTTCAAGGTTTTCCAGATTCAGCATGGCCGCACCATCCACAAAGGCATCAAAGCCAAGGGCGGTGGTCACGATGGTCATGGTGGCCTCGTTGAAAGCGCCGAAAATGTCAGCGTTCACGGTGTTGAACATATCCGTACCAGCGTGACGGGTGCCGGTGGTGATCACCATGGGATCGGTCATGGCTTCCTCGTCATAATACTGGAAGCGGTTCTGGGCCATCTGAATCCGGTATTCCTTCTCGGTGTAACCGGCTTCAATGGTCTTGGTGTTGCCGTTGCCCATGGTCAGCTTCTCGGTGCCATCGGTGGCCTTGTACTTGTGAATCTTGCGAACCATGCCAGCAACGCCGGTCAGGTTGTTGTCCACGGTGCAAAACTGCTGAAGATCAAGGTGGCTCTGGTACTGATCTTCAATTTCGTTGGACAGGAAAAAGTTATCGTAGCAAGTGTTTGCCATTACTCATTACCTCCATAAAGTTCTTTGTATTCGTCAGGATGGTTGACGGAATAGTTGTAGCGATCCAAGGGGTTCATGGCCTTCAGCTTTTCAAGGGTCATGCCGCCTTCAGCGCCATCACCCTTTTCAGCGGATTTGGCCCCCTTGAACTTGGTGCCGGTGGACTTCTCAAAAAGAAAAGCCGTGTCCTTGCCTTCCACCAGCTTCTTGACTTCATCATCAAGGCCCTTGACGGTTCCATCCTCCGCCAATTCAGCCTTACCGATGAAATCAACCAACAGCGCCTTAACAGCGGTGTTGTTCTTGGCCTTTGCGCCGGTCAGGGCCAGTTCAACCGCATTGCTGATTTTCAGATTCTTCAGTTCAGCGGCGTGATCCGTGTCCTTCTTCTTGTTATCGGCCTGAAGCTGTGTGATCTGATCCTGAAGGGCCTTGGTGTCACCAGAAGCCTTCTTCAGCGTTTCAAGCTGGGTGTCACGCTCTTTGATGGTGTTCTTGGCGGTGGTCAGTTCGGTGTTGACCTCATTGAACCGGGCCTTGGTGACGAAGGAACCGTTCAAGCCCTCCATAACCTTTGTGGCCTGTTCTTCAGTCAGGCCCCATTCCAACAGCTTTTCTTTAGTCATTGTTGTTACCTCCAAAATCCTTTTTTACCGTGGGTTAGGAACCACGATTTTTCCGGTTCTGTTTACCGCCCACCACCGGGAAACGGCGAAAATGGTATGAAAAAACCACCACCGGCCAGAAGGCCGGGGTGGTCAGATCATCAATTAAGTTAATGCGTCAATGATAATGCGATAGCGTTCACGGTTCGGCTTGTAAATGCCCCGTTTGTAATAACTCAAAGACGCTTTGCAAATGTTCGTCAGCTTGGAAAGTTCCGTTACGGAAATGCCCCGTTCATCCATCAGTCTTTGAATCTCCGTGCAATCCACAGGCCCATCCAAGGCCGGGGGCGTGGCGGTCACTTCCGGGATATTAAACCCGCCCTGTTCCAGAAATCCAAGCACATAGGGAAGCCGTTCATTCCGACAGGTAGCGGCCAGTTGTGCCGCCTTCATGTAATCGTCTGTGGTCAATGCTCTTGCTTTCGGGATGATGGAATAACTTCCGGTTTTACGGATTGCGGGAAGAACCTCATGCGTCACCCAACGCTTGAAGCGTTTGGCGCTTTCCAGCTTGCTTCCGAAGATCAGTCCATACAAGCCGGATTCATTGATGATGGTCATGGTCTGTTCACCAGAGGGGGTTCCGATTTGGAACCCCCTTTTATCTTCATCATCAACATGGTCATAAATCGCTTTTCGAGCAACACTGTACCCCAAGGCAACCGCCACATCTTTCCCCACAAACCATGGTTCTTCCTCAATGGTCACGGTTCGCACCTGTCCAAATTCGGGGTTGGTGAATACCTGAAGTTCATTCATGCCTTCTTCACCGCATTCTGTCCACGGGCAAAGCCCAGCTTGAACACCACGGCAATCAGCTTGAAAGTGTCGTGATGATATGCGTCATAGAGTTCATCCAGTTCATTCCTGCGAAGGTCATACTTACCGGGGTGTACGCCTTCAATGCTCTTGATCAATTTTTCCATGTTAAACCTCCTTGATTTTCACCAAGAGGTCTGATAGAATGGATTTACCAAAACCTCCGGGTGATGGTGGATAACCGTGACCTGTTCACTTCCCACGGCGGCAGGTTGCGGTTATTTCTTTATATCGGCTTCCAACTTCTTAATCCCTCGCCGTATCGCTTCCATTTGAGTTACTTTTTCTTGTTCAGTGTAGGCATCTAATATTTGCTTGCTTGCTTCATCCACTCGAACTGTCAATTTATACGGTTTTGGATTGTCTGTTGGTCTGCCTGTTCTTGGGGACATCTTATCACCTCACTTTTGACCGTCTTAATTATACATTTATGACAGTCAAAAGTCAAGAGGTTTTTTCACTATTTTTCAGGGTATAGAAGAAGGGAACAGGTTTGCACCTGTTCCCTTGAAGATTGGACTTTGGCCGGAGCGTCACTCCCGGCATCTCTTTTGCCCACTACCAAAAGGCGTGTGGCGTATGGGAACGCTTTTTCCACCTCAAAGCCCGTTCTTATCCTATCTAAAGTATAGCAGTATTATTCCCGCTTGTAAAGGATTTTCTTGTTCTTCACATTCTTCTTCCATGTGGTTTCACCAATTTGCCAGAAGGACAAGATGGAGTTTCGATATTCAGCGGGGTCACTCTCTACCTTTACCCGTAGAATCACTTTGAACTTTTCGCCATTTTCTTCAATTTCTTTCAGAATCACACCGGTATTAGGCTTGTTTGCTTCCAAGATGTAATCCGGGTTTTCCAGAATATCCGCAACATACTTAACGAACTGTTCGTAATCTCCGGGGTGGCGTTCTTCAATATGCTGAATCCGTTCCGGGGTGATAATCACTTCATCGGTGGCGATCTCGTCCGTAATGCAACGGTATTTTTCTATATCAATGCGGCCTACCGTCTGCACATTGGAACCCTCGCTTTTTACCATCGAAACTGTATTTTTAATTATACTCCCGATGGTTGCAAGGGTCAACCCATCTTTGGAACCGTTGTCCACAAAAGTTTTCTTCCATTCGGAATAACTCATATTACCGGGGACATAGTAAACTTTTCCATCCTGATCCCTTGCGGCTCTTTCACCCATATATTTTTCATCAATGGCGGGAACCGTAGTTCCTCGGCAATGTGGATGAAACGGGGGAACGGTAACACCCGGTTGAAACTCCGACATGGGAACCACTTTTCGATCCATACTTGCACAAAATGCACAGGTGATGGAATCCAGCGTTTCCAAAATCTCCACATTCTTAACGCCCAATTCCTTATAGGTCTCTTTTGCGGCAACAGCGTTGAAATAGGTGGTTTCGGTGTTGACCAATCGCCCCGCCTTATACCGATGAACCCCGAACTGCTTCTGAATGGCCGTGGTGATCTTGGCCGGGGAATCACCCCGAAGAAGCCCTTGTGTCAGGCTCTTACTGACCGAACCCACCAGATCATTCTTGTTCAACCAACAGCGATCCCGGAAGGTTCGCCCGTCCGTTGTCCAAGGCTTTGAAAGCAAGGTTTCAAGTTTCTTCTGATCCAGCCCGGTAATATCCCAACCAAGGCCAACGCCCTTCTGAACCTCAAAGGCCGTGTGGGTGTAGCCATTGCCCACAACCTTCTTCAACAGGGCATCCAGACTATCAACCTGATTGCCATACAGCAATTCAAGCTGTTGCTGAATACCTGTCTGAACAGATTCAAGGCGGGAAATGTGGAACCGGGCGGACGCATTTTCCAGCTTCTTCAGCCATGCCGCATCCAACCCGGCCTGTTCACCGATCTTGATATACTGTTCAACGCTCCAATGAAATTCTTCAAGCTGTCCAGCGGTCAGCCATTTCCGGGCATCGGTCAGGCTGATTTGGTTGTTCACCGCAAAACGGGCATACCAGCTTTCAATTTCCTTCTGAACGGAACGCTGTGCATCCAGATACAGTTCTTCCATGTCCTGAATGGTCTTTTGGGCTTCTCTGTGGGCGCTGTCCTCCAAGATGGAAAACCGCCCACGCCAATAGTCCGCATTCCTCATGGGCGGTTCCTCCAATCCTGAATTTATCGCCTACAATTCAAACAATATTGATAAGCGTCTATTTGGCCTTCAAGGAATCTGATTTTGTCATGCAATTCCTGATTTTCTTTGCATTTCAATTCAAATTCTTTGTTTCTCTTGTTCAAAACATCTTCTGCTTCATGCAGTTGCGATTCCAAACAACGAATCCTTGTTTTCAGTTCATAGTTTTCATCCATGATGGAACCTTCTTTCTGAAAAATGGTGCTGAAGGTGGGATTTGAACCCACACGCCTTGCGGCAACGGATTTTGAATCCGCCGTGTCTGCCTATTCCATCCACTTCAGCATATAGGCCCATAAATTCACGCCTTTTGGCATGGGCCTATGTTTTCAGGTGTTTCGGGAGGTTTTATAGCCTGAAACCTCTCCAAGCTAAAAAAAAGAAGAATAGTGTTGCCCTTTCGGGCTGGTGACGCATACGGGAATCGAACCCGTGTTACCGCCGTGAAAGGGCAGTGTCTTGACCTCTTGACCAATGCGCCATGTGGTGCCGGGGAAGGGAATTTCACCCTTTGGCGGGTAGGAGTAATAGCACCCCGCCACACTCAATGTCTACCCCGGCATATATTGTGAAATGGCGGGGGTTATTCACCCTCGCCATTGTCACCTTTGTTCTGGTTGCCGGTCTGGAAGGCCCCGGCGTATTCCTGTGCCTGTTCCATTGCTTCATCCTTTTCCTTACGCAACCGGGCCAGCTCCACTTCAACATCCGTAACCCACGGGTGCTGTTCCACAATGGTTTCCGTGGACAGAATACCAACGGACTTGGAACAGTTTTCAATGGATTCCGTTTCATTGATTAGAATGTCACGGTTGAACACGATCTGAAGTTCAGCGCCTTCATAATCGCCCAAGCCCCTGTTGCTAAAATCCTGATTGATGAACCACAACAGTTCTTCAAAGGCCGCTTGGAACTCGGTTTCCATGCCGTTTGCGTCAAGATCAATGTCAGAATACATGGATTGAATGTTCATTTGATTGGGGTTGCCACTCAAACGATCATCCTTGGCATCGTAACCACGGGCATTTTCAATCAAGGACTTCTTCAGAAGTTCCAAAATGCCCTTGTAGTTCTCTGCATTGATTTCAACCTGAAGGGTTTCAACCCCGCCATCCTCACGAACCTTCACGGCTCCATAGGTGGAAAGGTTGTGGCGGAACTCACCAAGATTTTCACCATCATAGTTCTTCAGAACCAGAATGGTGTTCCGTGCGTCCTCTTGCATATTGTTTTCAAAGTCGGAAATCATGGTGTTGATTCCATCCTGAAGGGTTTTCACACGGCGGATCAGGGGGATTTCCTGCTTGTTATACTTGAAGGGAACCAGCGGAATCCTTGTCCAGTTGAAGCCCTTGGGTTCCTGCCCTTCTTCCTCAACCATGAAATAGTTTTCGTGTTCACCGGCTTCCACATCGGCAATCAGCATATCATTCTGATAGATATACCGGTAAATGCCATCGGCTTTGAAGATTTCCACCTTCTCCACCTTTTCCTTCTGGTAGCCATTCCACACTTCTTGGGTGTAGTAACGAATCGCACAATCAAGGATGGTGTGATCATCGTCAGCCCAAAAAGGAAGAATGTCATAGGCCGGGAAATGCTTGAAGGACAATTCACCAGCTTCATTGTAGTAAGGATAAAGCCAACCAAGGCCACCGTTCAGGGCATCTTCACAAACATATTTCAGAAGCCGGTAAAACCGTTTGTTGAAAACCTTGCCCAAAGCATCCGTGTAACCCTTATCCTGACAGTTCAGGGTGAAGGGCTTGCCCACAAGGTAGTTGGTTTTCTGATCCACCATCAGGGCATATTGGTTATCAATCAGGCGGTTGTTCGGAAGGTTCGTCACCACCTGAAGTTGACCGTTTTCACCAATGATTGTGCGCTGACGCTGAAGAATGTCATGCTGTCCTTCATAGTACAGATCACCTATAACCTGATCCTTGCGGCGCTGACTATTCTTCCATTCCTTGATTTCAGCGGCGAAGAACTGATTTTCAGTCATGCCGGTTCGCCCACCCTGAAGGATCAGGCGGTTGATACGCTCCATAGCGTTATCCAGAAACATATTCACTTACCGCCTTTCTTCATTGCTTAATAAACACAAACACACGGAAACCGTGCGTTTTTCGTGTGTTTTGTTACTATCATGTTATTAGTCGAAGCTGAAGGCGGGGCCAACCAACATATCTTCCAGCCCGTAACGCATAGCGTCCATAAGGTGGTTGAAATCATCAATGGGAACATTGATCTTGGCCCCGAACTTATCTTCTGCCCATGTGTAGTTTGAAATCTCTGTGATGAAGTTCACGCATCGGGGATGAACAATGATGGTGTAACCCTGAATGTACTGGATTCCGTTGTTCACGCTGTCCTTGCCCTTCCGGGCGGCTCTGATACGATGAAGGCCAGCATCCCGCAATTCATCAATGCTCTTGGGTTCGGCACAATCGGCCTTGATCCGTTCCTTGCCGTAGCCCATGCCGGTGATTCGGTCACAGATTGCCCGGTTCGTCAGGGCCTTTTCATACAGTTCATCAAAAACCCAAATGGTTCTTTCCTTCTCACTCACCAGCCCACAGAACAGGGCCGTGGGATCGTTGGTATAACCGAAGTCAAGGCCGAAGGCGCTTTTCACATCAGGCTTCTTGGAAATAGCCAGATAATCAAAGGCTTCTTCCCGCCAATTATCGAAAATCAGGCCATCCACAATGCCCCAACCCCCAAGGCCAGCCACCTTGTAGCGGCGGGGGTTGTTTTCCTTCATGGTGTTGAACACCTTCAAATCCGCCGTGTCCAGCCATTCATTACACAGGTAATTGGTGGTTGTGGCGTAAATCTGCCCGTCCGGGCTAATCCAGCTATCATGGAACTTGTATGTGGGGTTCCCTTGGGCATCCTTGCCGGTGATCTCCCCGAAGAAGCGTTTCCTGATCCAATGCTTTTCGTTCCACGGGTTGAATGTCAGCGTGATTTGCTTGAACAGGCCGGTTTCTTCCGGGATAGCACCACGAATGGATTCATCCAGCATATCAAAATCAGCTTCATTCATGATTTCGTATGCTTCTTCAATCCAGCACCAGCACAGATAGCCAATTTCAACCGTAATTGAAGTGACCTTCAGGGGATCATCAAGGCCCCGGAAGTAAATCTTCTGACCGGTGGGAACATAGGTCATTTCAAGGGGGCTTTCTTTGATTTCCCAATAGGCTGAAACCCCAAGGCGGTTGATTGCCCATTTCAGTTCGGTGAAACAGGAATCTTTCAAGGTTCTGAACACCTTACGAACCACAAGGGTATTGGCTTCCGGGTATTGCATCATCCGTTTGATGATGTTCAGGGCCGTTGTCTTGGATTTCTTGGAAGCACGGCTTCCCTTACACACCCGGTAACGGCCTTTGAAGTTCCAGAAGGTTCCATAACCCTTGCCAACCACTTCAGGAAGGTGAACCCGCTTGGCCTGTGGGCTAATCTTCAAGTTGATCATCCCCCGTGATAATCACCGGAACGGCCCCTTCCACACCTACCTTGTCCGTGAACATACCATAACGCTTGCCAATCAGTTCAGCGGCCTTCAGCCTTTCCTTGGCTCCAACCTCTTTCTGCGTCAACTCTTGGCAACCGTCACCGCACAGGATCGGGATTTCTTCAGTATGTTCACCCCGCATTACCGAAGTCAGATATTTCATGACTTCTTCAGCATCAGCGATCTTGGCCGAATGAAGTTTTTCAAGTTCAGTTTCGATGTACGCTTTCAAGTCAGGTTTTGCAAGGTTTTCAGAACCCGTCTGCTTTGCGGTCTTGGGCGAATACCCCGCCTTGATTGCCGCATCCGTAGCGTTGCCGCTGATCAGGTATTCATCACAGAACTTCCGCTGTCTTGGTGTCACAGGTATTCACCCCTTTCATCAGGCATAGAAAAAGCGCCCCGGTTTCCCGTAGGCGCAATTTCTTATTTACTATT